GGAGATCTGACCCGCCGAAGCTACTCGCTTATAGCATTTTGTTTAAGAAGATATTTTACAGTTGCGAAGTCTAAAATTCCTCTATCAAGGCCTTCCTGATTGTACGAAGGAACAAAACCTTTAATCGACTTACTATTTTCATACGTGATTGGTAACTGTTGAAAGAAGTTGGGTATTGCCAAGCCTAATTTAAACTTGTCACCCTTCATAAAGAATTGGACCAATTCCTCGAAATAAGGCAGATTCTTACAGTTTTCGAGAATCATAATCCAGCGAAGTGTCTCCATCTCGGCACTCCATTTCGCGGCGTCGTGGAACCGCTCGGGATACATCGCAGTATTTAAAGCGAGAATACTGGGATAATTACCTTTATTGATATTCAGCCGTTCATCAAAATATCGTTGGAGGTAAACAGTCGTGTGTTTGTCGAACCTCTGCTTATCTGGGCTTAGCACTAGATTTAACTGTGCGCTTTCTTCAAACATTACATCCTTCACTTTATCCTCTCTCTCCTTGGACTCCGAGTCACTTTTATAGTTGAATACCAAGTCGTCGCCTAGACCTTGGGACTGGATATTTCCTTGCAACTTATTTCCATAAGCACAAGTAAGATAGTACGACACTATCGACTCAAGGAAGTTTGTTAAACCCGATCCAGACATTAGCCCATGCGGCCCTTTGACAAGTTTGTCAATCTGTGTCATAACCGGTATATTAAATACATGCTGGATGATCTTATTCCACTCTTCGTGGTATCTTGATTGGAAGAAGTTCTTCGTTATCTCGAATACTAGCTCTCCGAGAGTTGAGTTAAAGTACTTATCCATTGACGTATAATCCTGTTGGACGTACGAAACAGTAGAATTGAAAAATTTCTGTGCTTCAAACTGTTCCTCAACAGCATTAAAACCTTCCCATGCTGCAAAGAATGGTAGATTAATTTTACGTATGTGATCCATCAACGGGTATAAATATTGCTTTTCTACAATATTAGTGCTAAATGGTGCGAGGAATATAAATCTTTCTTTCCCTCGTTGACTCCTAGAACCCAAAATCATAGGATATTCAGCCCATTTGCCGGACTTTGCGTCCTCGATTGCTTGTCGTAACACTGAAGGGTCATTACGTTTAGCAAAATCGGGAGATCCAGAATTTGTGATTAATTTATCATCATACTGATCTCTCTTAACGACAGTTTCGACAGTAAGAGGTCGTCTATCTCTCAAACCACCAAACAGCTCTTTCCGAACCTGTTCGATACATTCATCGTTAAATTTAACATTTTCGGTATTTGGTAGCTGCCAGTAATCAAATAGATCATTTAAACGCTCGTCTAATGGTTTAAGTCCACCCTGGGGACCACACTTACTCAATCTAGACAGATTGTATTCAATTAATGGACGTTCCTTATCAAAGCGTTCCATTCGGGCTTTCAAAAAGTCAACCCATAGATCAAACACCTCGTTGCCAGTTAGATCTTTGTACAGCGGGGTACGTTGAGTAGGTTTCTGTCCACGCGTAAGGTTTTCAAAATAGCCGGAAGCTGATTGCTGTGCCTTATCAGTAAGGAACAGGTTGATCGAGTCCTGCGACAATTTAACTATTTCATATTTCATAAAATAAGTTTTGTTAAGAAATCATGGCTTATGCC